GTTAATACACAAGGTGCAGCTTTTGGATTAGTATATTCAGGCGACGCTACAACAGGATGGACTTACACGGAGAAATAGAATATGTCAAATTACGAAGCAACAAAATACGATTTCGACGGAGCAAATCTTACTGGTATCGAAGGAATTCCTACAGCAACTATTGTGCCATGGTCTTCTGCTTCAGTGCCATCAGGTTTCTTAGAATGTAATGGGGCGGCAGTTTCAAGAACAACTTACGCTGCTTTATTTGCTATCGTAGGTACAACTTACGGAGCTGGAGACGGTTCATCAACTTTCAACGTGCCAGATTTACAAGATAACGTAGCAATTGGAAAATCCCCTGGAAAAGCTTTAGCATCTACTGGTGGAGCAAATACTGTAGCTTCAACTGGAAACGTTGGGGGTTCAACAGCAAACGCAACTTTATCTACTCCACAACTTTCAAGTCACAATCACTTAATTGCTGGACAACCATTTGGACCAGGTGGTGCATCAAGAACAACAGGTGCTATGGGTGGTGGAATTTACACGGGTAACAGAGGAGATGGCGGAGGTCACTCTCACAATATGAGTGCTAATTTTTCTGGAGACGCAACTTCAGTTTTACAACCTTATTTAACATTAATTTATATTATAAAAACCTAGGAGAAAAAATGGCAAGTAGAGGAAATTGGGCAATAGTAATAGATGATAAAAAAATTACTAAAAATTATGCAGAAGGAGCTTCTGAAGGTATTGCTTTTACAATAGATGATGATGCTTTTTGGAATGACGCTAAATTTTCAAACATTTGGGCTATTCAATATGGCACATCAGTTATTACAGATGAAGTAGAATATAGAGACGATACCCCTCATTCATCTTATGCTGATGCAAATCTTGGTGATATTAGTCAATTTTCTAGTAGATGGGATACAATGTATTTGGCAAAAATTCAGACAGACTGGGACAACAATCTTTTATTTGATGATAACAATGAAGTTGTATCTGAAACAGAAGCTGAAAAAATTGCTAGATTAGGTGCAAGACCAACAAGCTATACTTCTTCGTAATCTTGAATAAATAAGGTTGCAGTATATCTTTTTAAATTAGGTACATTACTTTCGTGTGGAGAATGAATATGTTTAGATGGAAATAAAATAGCTCTGTTTTCTCTAAAACCAACATGTATATCTAGACTACAATTATCTGTAGTTCCATGATAAAAAACTGTTCCATTTGTTACCGCTGTAGGTCCCTTTAACATAACAAGCAAATTTAATTTACCTGCACCATCATCTTTGTGGGGTTGAAAATGATCTAAGTTTCTAATATCTAAACCAGAACCATTATGCACTTTTTTAATTTTTATTTTAAATTTTTTTTCACCTTGTTTAATAAATGTTTTTTGTAATTCAGGATCGTCTTCAAAATAAAATCTAGCACCATAATAATTTTCTTTTATTTTTTCAGTAGTGTGGTCATAAAAACTTGGTTCAAAAGTTAATTTTGTAGTGATATGGTATTGTATTTTTTCAAACATTTCTTTATCAAAAAAATTATCTATTATTTTAATCATTTTATTCTTTATTTATTTGATCGTAAGCATGATCTCTATTGGGTCCGTTTTGATTTACATAATGAAAAAATACTTGAGCCATACCTTCTCCTTTGTAAATACCCGGTCTTGAATGTTTTTGATCACAACCTGCATATAAAACTCCATCTCCTTCTTCTAATTCAAAAGAAGTTCCTTCAACAATAATTGGCCACTCATCGTATTTTTTAATACATGCGGTTATAGATATTTCACAAGCAGGTCGGTCAGTGTGTTCACGTAACATTCCTCCAAAAACATAATATCTCCAATAAGTGTATGTGGGAAACAGTTTTAAATTTGATTCTAATTCAACCAAAGGCAGTTTTGTTTCTAATAAAGAATTCATCAAACAATCATCATACCACGCGGGAGAAAAAGACTGAGTATCTAATGCATAGTCTTTATTATAATCTAATTTTTTATAACAATACTTTTGTAGAATACTAAGTTCTTCTTTGTTAAAAAAATTTTTAATTAATTTATATTTTACTGCAGCCATGCAACAATACTATACCTTGTTCCTTTCGTAATGGGTTGAATACTATGAGGATACATAAAATTACTGGGGAAAAATACAATAGATCCTTTGTTAAGTTTTAATCTTTTAATTTCTTTTTCTTTTTGATCTGTAAAAATTAAATCACCTCCCTCATAGTCATCATTTAAATTTATAATGACACTTAAATGTCTAGGACAGTTAGTAAAATGATCTGTATGAACTTCATACTTTCCACCAGGTGAATATTTTAATAAATCAATTTGATTAATTTTATGGCTTGTCATTAAAGGAAATTTAATTTTATAAAAACTATATAGTTTTTCTATTTCTTTTTTAATGTAATTCCAATAAAACAAATCTGTAGGTGTGTTAAAAGATAGATGATAACCTTTAACATTTCTAACATTTTTATTTACACCTGTTCTAATACTTAAATTGTTTTTACTTTTATGTTTTATTAAAGGTATTATTTTTTTAATAAAATCAGGATTAACTATATTTTTTATTTCAACTATAAATTCTGTGTAATTCATTTTGTTTCTATAATGTTAATATTTCCGGCTATAGTAATTCCATTAGAATTAGGTTTTACCCAATGTTCTAAATAAGATGGAAATAATATAATATCTCCTTTTTTTAAATCAGGTTCGTATTCTTTTAAAAAAATTTTATTTTCGTTCGGTTTAATAACATCCAATAAATTTTTAACAGGTGAATTAAAAACAGTGTAAGATTTATCGATATTATAATATACAATAAAAGAAAAATCACTTGGATGGACGTGAGCTCCTTGATAATCATTATTGTTATATTTATTAATCCACATACCTATCATATTAAAAACAAAAGTTTTACACATAGGTTTTAATATATGAGATAACAAGTCTGTTAATTGTATATTTAAATAATTCATTGATTCTGTAGTAAGTAAAGTTTTTCCATCTACTGTTGTCTGAATATTAGATTCAAAAGTATCTTGAAAATTTTCACCAATTATTTTTAATTTAGATAAATCTAAATTTTTTGTTGCAATAAAATTTGGAAATAAATTATATACTTTTACTTCTTTCATTATTTTTTATACACCTCATTTCCTACTACTAAAACATCTATTTCAGAATTATTAAAAAATTCTTTTGCTTCTTCTATAGTTGACATAATTGGTTTTCCATTTATGTTAAAACTTGTATTTAATAATAAAGGGCATTTAGTTCTTTCATAAAATTGTTCGATTAGACCATAATATGTTTTATTATTTTTATCAACACTTTGAAATCTACAGGTTCCGTCTACATGAGTAATACACCTTAAATTATTTTTTGTAGTTTTGCCTACATAAAGCATATAAGGATTATTTATTTCTGTATCAAAATATTCTTTTACATGTTCTTTTAATATAGAAGCGCCAAAAGGTCTGTATGTCTCTCTTTTTTTAATTTTATTAATTACATTTTTACCATCTTCAATTAAAGGGTTTAATAATAAAGACCTGTTTCCAAGTGCTCTAGGTCCGATCTCACCATTATTTTGATACCAAGCTATTATTTTTTTATTTTTTAAATGTTCAGCTGTTTCTATAATTGTTTCTTTGCTTGCTATTTCTTTAGGTTTTTCATCTGACTGTATGTAAGGAAAACTATCTAGTTTAAACCTAGGTAAATTATTTTTTATTCTTAAATATTCTAATGCACCTAAAGATAGACCTTCATCATTACAATGAGGCGGTATTATTAAATTTTTAAATTTATTTTTTATGGCAGTGTTCCATATTACATTTTGTGCAACACCTCCCGAATAAGATATTTCCACATCGTAGTTTTTATCTGTAATTTCTTCAAAAAAATTTATTAAAATATCAGATACTTTGTCGTGAACCGTTCTTATCCAATCTAGTGGCGATGCTTTAGCAACTTTATTATTTCTATCAAACAATTTATTTATTGAATATGTGTTATAGTTTAATGTATCTTTAAATTTTTCTACAATCCTACCATAAGACTGAAGTCCCATTAATTTGCCAGCAGAACCATAATCATCTTTTATGTTTAACCACTTAGCTGTTTCACTCATACTTAGACCTAAAGAACCGTTTTTATGTGTGTGTCCTCTTTTAAAAATTTTATCTTTTTTAATTACTGTCCAAGCATTATTAGCATCTCCAAAACCATCTATTACTATTTCATATTCAGGTCTTTTTTTATACAGAGGCCAACAACTTAAAGCATGTGCTAAATGGTGATTAACTCTCCACACTTTATTTTTTGTTGGTATGTGTTTATATTCTATAGCAGGATAAAATTCTTCATTGTCCATGGGTAACTTATTTCTCCAAGGATCTAATACAATAGCTATTTCATCTATATCTTTTTCATCAATACCAAATATTTTTTTTATATCTTTTTTCCATTCCCACAAATTATCGTAAGCATGATATTTAATATTATACAATCTTTCTGATTTTAAATAATAAACTTTGTTTCCGTCAAAATAAGATATGTTACTATCATGCTCGTCTACCCTTAAACCTAATAGTTTTTTAGACATATAAATATTAATGTAATTTCATCCAGGATGTTAAGATATATTTTTTTCCAGATAGAGGTGGGTTACCTCTATGAAGATATGGAAAACCAGCAGGCCAAATAACTATCCTACCTTTTTTTGGTTTAACTCTTTGTGAGAAATGTAAAAATTCTGTTTCACCTCCTTCTTTCACATCATTTAAATAAATACTAAAAACAAAAGCCCTAGCTTGCATTTCAAAAGTATTACCATGTTCTATGTGCCAAACATGATAGCCTTCT